AAATTTGTATACTAGCCAATGATCAAATTAATCTGAAAAATCATCGATGCCATTGTCGCACGCCTCTACACTCAGTTACCTGGACACAACTCCTGAAGGGGTCCTAAGATTTACTAGGCTACGTGCAACAACGCTCACACAAAAATTGATTGGTACACTTCTCTATATCTATCCTCAAATTTGGGGGTGTAAATTTTGTATTTATCCAATCGGGGCGCGCACTCTTTAACTGTGCGCTCGTAGGCAATTTTGCCATGCAGGACTAGTTCCTGCGTGAAACTCTCCCATTGTTGGGTGAAAGCTTCGAAGCCGTGACACCACTGAATCTTCTGCCTCATGGATTCCCAGTCCAGCACTCCGGTTACGAAGTGGGTGCCTGGAAACCACCTGAAGTTCCGCTTCAGGAATGTCGCTTCCTCTCTGTCCACAGCCAATATCGTTGATTTCTTGTCTGCAGATGTTGCTTCCATGCCAAATTGTTCTTTGATTGTTTTTGGCAAATTTTCATCATCAAATGGGTCAGGGGTAGTCATTAGGACGTCATCCCCATATGTTATTATCTGAATTTCTTCTGGAGTTTCTACTCCACAGCTCAAAGCAGCTGTCTTAACAACCAACAGGTTGCAGATTGAGTTAAGGACACTTGTACAGGGGCTACCAGATGGCATTCCTCCTTTCACAGTCCAAATCTCGTCTGCAACCATGTGGGTGGAGACAACAACTGGCTCAAGCAAATTTTTGACCAGCTCCGGGTCCTCATGGCAATCGGCCATAACCTCAACACCCTTTCTCATCAAGCCCTCAGAGAGAGAGCCGTCATAACGACTGTAGTCAATGGCGTACCAATTGTCATTTGCAGTCGCGTTGAAAGCGTGGAAGTCAGTGTATGGGTTGCATCCCACAGCAATTCCAGTTCTTGTCATTTCTGTGTCATAGATCTTCTCGAACAATTCTCCCAGAATCATTCGGTGACACACCACAAAATCAAACTCACAAGCCTCGATGCAACGGGCTCCTCCTTGAGCTATCTTTGTCAATGGACGTAGTTCGTCCTTCAAGTTGGCAGTAAAGGTTGTCTGCGCTTGTCCTTCTACAATGCGATTCATGCATTCCTCCACATCACGGCGAAAGCCGGGGGTCGGAACGAGAATACCAGCATCGTTGCGAACAACGAGATCCTTCTTTGTCATGCCTTGATCCACATACTTCCGTCCGGGAGAAGTGGTCATATCCACTGGATTTGATCCATTCCCAGACAACGCTTGTTCAATCGTCCACATACCACAGCGCCCTGTGGCAGAAAACACTCTCCTTGTAGTGTCAACATACGCCCGAGAGAAATTTGGTTCCTCAGGCTCAAAGTGATCAACGCGGTACTTAGCTGCCGCATTCTTGACTAAATTTGGGATCTCAATCTCAATTCTTGAATCTTTTGGGTGCAATGGGGCAGGTCCCATGGTTGGTTCACACAATCCGTAGAGCGGACTCTTTCTCAGCTTGGTCTTGGTAGGGTTGTAGATGGGCTTCGGGTTCTTTTGCACTTCAACAACTACTCCCTGAGCAGCGTTTCCCAGATTGATCTGGAATGCATTCCCGTGCATCATACTATCGCCAGCGTGATGCATGCCAACAATCTTCCAAGCTCCATTCTGTTTCTGAGCTACAGCTCCACCACACATTCCCAGCGCATTCTTCGTCTG